TATCAGTATAAGTAACTTTAGGCATTCAAACTCCCTATGCGTAATAAAACGTCATCATGTCAATGGTTCCAATGGTGTATTGAACCGACATACCACTAGCAAATAAAACCCCTGCAGGTAAATAATAATCTTCAGTAGTGTTATCTGTGCCAATCGTTCTAGCTTTAAACAAAACAGTACCCGAATCAGGTGTTCCATCATAAAACTGGATAACCCCGGCTGTACCGCCAGAAACAATAGACATCCCCTGCAATCTTGTTCTCCCGCCAAATATAGCTTGTGATGCAGATGCTGTAGAACCAACTTTTAAATTAGCAGCAAATTGAGCAGAGCTTGTTACAGAAGTGATTGTTTTAAAATACTTGGTTCCAGCTACCGCTTCTGCTGAACCTGTAGATGTAATAACTTCAGTTAGGGCATCACCAAAAACGTCCGTTCCTACAATAGTGTTCGTTTTACCGTTATCGCCCGTACCTGTAGTTGTTACATTCAAAATCCTTGCGCCACCTGAAGCAAAAGAACTGTTAGCTATCGTAGCACTAGTATTTGGTCTAGCAGCGGTAACAATAAAATCATCATCCGCAGCTACTTCATCACTAATGGTGATAGCTTTTACATCATTTAGTATCCCCATAAAATATTCTCCAAATCAAAGGGAGGGGCAAAACCCCTCCTGATTAATTACTGTATGTTCATCCAGATTAGAGAATATTCCGTATTGGCATTAACCGCCATAACCTCTCCAATTTCCGTGAGTACATTATCCGTTGCCGGAGCAACACCACCATCTGTACCACCAGAGCGAACAGCAATATTACCAAGTACCAATGTACCTACTGTAAGCAAGGCTTGAGGCCCAGATACAGTAAACCATCCATAGTAGTCTGCCGTCATATCAATAACCGTAGCACCCATAACAGCCCCTGTTTCAGTAGCTGGAGCGATAACCATCCCTGAATATGGGTTATGAATTAACGATAACTGGGAACTTGTAGTCAGTGCTGTTACCAGAGCATCATAGGTTGTAATAACAACACTTGGGTCTGAGGAGTGATCATGAGCAGGGTTGGATTTAACCCTCATTGTCTGCCCCTCACCATTAACGTCATTTACCCATAGATAACCGTCAGCATATTCATTTAAAGTCAGATCAGTTCCACCTGTCTCAACAGAAATATCAGTTTCCCCTGCGCTAACAGCTGCAGTAGCAGTCATATTCAAGTGGTCAGAGTCTTGGGCTTGGTGCTGAACCAACTTTCCTGCAGTAACAGCAGTGCCGCCAAGCAAACCATAACGATAGACATTGTTACCGTAAATAAGCTTAGTTCCTAATGGGAATAATTGAGTCGAGCTTTCAGCCCAAGGGTTTGCAGTTCCGTACTGAGAACCACCTTTTCCAATAACAAGATCGGAAGGGCCATAGCCTGTAGCTGCTGCATATTGTAAATGCCCACCAGCAGTAGTGTAAAGATTACCAGAAGAGTTCATTACTGCTTTATCTGTATAAACTCCAGTAGTAGCGTTTTTTGAAACTGTTTTAAAACCGTTTTCGGAGCGCACTGCTCCATTAAATGTAGTATTAGCCATATAAATCTCCTGTCTCGGCTAGTGTCAGCTTTCGCTGTCAGAAGTAAAAAAGTAAGGGGGGAGTATTATCCCCCCATTACCCTACTATATTAATCGGCTCCCGGCGAACCAAACATTCCAAGTGGATCACTCCACCCAAAACTGTAACGCTCACGAGCTTTATAACGAGCATTGCCTGTATCGAAGTCCCCGTCCATAGACGTTTGCATCGGAGTACGGACAAAATGCTTTAGACCATTAGGTACATCAGTTGTTAAGAACCAAGCATCCGTATCAGTCAGGAAGTGGTTAACTGCGTACCCATTTGGTACAGCACTCATATTGTTGATAGCGTTAATATCGTTATCAGCAGTTCCTACTCGATTTGTAGAATCAAGCAATCTAGTAGCAACAAATTGAAGTGCTGGAGGAACAATCATCTTCATGGGGCGAGCAGCGATAAGCAGATCTCGCTCATCAACCCAACCAGCAATCGTAATGATTGCATTTTCCAATGAAGTTTCATTTAGGTCAGCGGCTGTAGAAGGCTCGTTTGAGTTAGTACCCCCAGAAACTAATGGGTGTGCTGTTGAAAACAACTCAAGTCCATCACCACCAGTGTAGCTACTACTAAATCCATTATTCAGGACATTAGCAGCTTTTACCTGTTTGGTGTAAGCCATAGCACGGGCAAGTGCCTTTGTATAACGGCTTGATAGGCTGTCATACAGGTTATCTTCAATCGCTTCTTCAGTGACTGAAAAACCAAGTGCAATGGTTTCATGGTTGTAACGAGCAGTCCAAGCTTCTTGTGCATTGTCATACGCAATAGCCGAACCTTCGTCTTTGACTGGAGCAGCACTGAAACCTGAAAGCTTGACTTCCTCTTCAAATGCTCTATCTGAGGACTCTTGCTCGAAGATGTCTTTGTGCTCTTCGCCATATTTTTCATACTCCAAACCAAACAGAGCATTAAGCCCCGGCAGGAGTTCTTTAAGTAGTTGTGCTCTTGAAATAGCCATTATTTATTACTCCTTATATACCAATGGGGTTGTGATAAAAATGACCACCCGTAGTGGTATTAGGTGTGCCTTCAGCATTATACGGCGCATTCCATTTAACGATTACTTCTGTGTAATTACCAGAAGTATCAGTTGTTTCTGGAACAACATCAACAATCCGTAATGGCAAAGACAAAGTGGTAGCAATACTACCGCTTGTCAAAGCAATCTTAGATTGCCCTGTAGTTGCACTCCCTGCATTTTGAATGATGGAAGCATTATTACCGATACAAGTTACAGCAATACCTGCGACTGTAGTAGTAGCAGAACAAGACACAATCTTAAATAAAGCGTCAGGGTCGTCTACAACATAAGCCTCTATATCTGAAGCTGCTGTATCTGCTGGAAAGTATTTTTTAAATACCTTTTGGTTCGAGTTAGGATCTGTATACGTACAACCCATAAATACTCCAACTGGGGTAGCCGTTGTAGTGCCAGTATCTTTTTCAATACCGCCAGCCGCAACTCGCTTTACTACATCACCAGAGAAAATACTTGTGTTGTAAGCAGAAGCGATCTTCATATGCCGAACTGCTCCAGCATAATTCTGACCGCCAATTAGACCTATCGGAACCATCCCGTAAGGGGCTGAAACTGATGGATAAGCCATGATTAAAAATCTCCAAAAAAATTACTTAGAACCACGGGATACCGTTGTACGCTTTTCACTAAATAAAGGCATACGAGGGTTGTTTTCCCGCATAAAATTATTATCTACTGATTCCGCCTGTTGCTTATTAAGTTTACTGTAATATTCATTACGACTATCAGCAATTTCAGATGGAATCTTACAAAGCATTAGACCGCCATTTTCAATGTTGCCTGACTTATTTACATTAGAAACAAGCCCATACTCAGCAACGAGTTCAGGATGATCTTCTGCTTTAACAGGCTCCCATCCTTCACGGAGTCTCATGGAAACATTGCGAGGGTCATCTTGCCCTAGTATAGCTACTCTTACCCATCTAAAAGAAAAACCTTCTTCCGGTTTGGGATCAGGTAATTGTGTAGGGGGAGTCCAAGTCTTTGCACGAGCTTTTTTATCTCGTGTATTTAATTCTCTATTTAAACGATTAGCCATCTTCTATCTCCTATTTAATTGAGCTACTTGTTTAGCGTATTCCTCGATTGGTACACCTAGCCTTTTAGCCAGAGCCACTTGAGTTTGAGTCAATGTAATTTTCTTAGAAGACGGATTCCGCCTCACAGGGGCAACGACATTAGCAGAAGTGCTTTGCCGAGATGGAGTAGTTTCATCTATATCAGTCTCTAAATCCGAATTATTAGATTCAAAGCGATCAGGAAACAACTCTCTAAGTCTGGTATTTATCCTGTCATAATATTTATCCGAACGAGGATCAACACCATTTTCAACTAATTGTTCATGCAGCCCATACGCTAGGGCAGTCATTTCTTTATCTTTCCCAAACCAAGTATTCTCTTTAAACCATGCGTCGGCTTTTGCATCGGGCTTAGGAATAGCGTTTTCAGTATTATATACATTATTACTTTGTTCTTGCAAAGTATTTTCAGCCTTTACAGAATGTTGTGGCGCATAACTATTCCATTTATCCTGATTTACAGTAGCAGAAGCTATTTGAGTTTGAGCGTCTACTAGCCTATCAGAATCACCGTCTTCGTATGCTTTTTTATACTGGGCTTTAGCCGCTGCTAACTCCGCTTCTGCTCTAGCCTTAGCTTCTTCCACCAAAACATTTTCGCCTTTTGACAGGTTCTCTTTAAGTTTTTTATTTTCTAACTGTATGGATTTAGCATATTTATAAGCTTCTGAAGCTTCTCGCTCCTTAGCTTCCTTATTTCGCCGTTCATCATGATAGGCTTTTTTAAGTTTATCTATGCGTTTTTGAACTTTATCGCTGTAATCCTCCAATTCATCCGCAGAAGGCTCAGGACTATCGTTCGGTTTCAAAGGCTCTTTCCCTCTATCTTCTTCGGGAATGTCGTTAACAATTTCTATTTCTAAATCAGAAGACTTTTTAGCGACTTGTTTTGATTCAGAACTCGTGTCAACTTCTTGTGAGGAACCCGTGTCAACTTCCTGATCTGTGTCAAGTAATTTCTTTAATCTAGCCATAATTAACTCCTAGTTTGCTCGTGAAAAACCACGAGGATCGGCAACGACACCTTCAATACTGTCGTCGTTTATCATACGAAATTCTTCTCCGTCTATATGCATACGAGTACCAGAGTAAGAACGCATTACTATAAAATCACCTTTTTCGCACCAAGGCCCAGAAGGAAACTTCTCTTTATCCTTATAAGCATCTGGCCCCACCTCTACAACAAAACCTATATTGGCGGCAGTGGCTTCCCGTTCTACTACAGCATCGGGCTTAATAATACCTCCAGCGGTTTTTTCTTCTATTTTAGGTAAG